AAGGAACACGAAATAATATGGGTAAGTTTATTTGGAGAATAGACCAACCGCCACGACGAATATTAGAACCTCAACCAAAAAGTGACTACACAAAAAATTTGATTTCTGAAAGGTTAAAATCATTCTTTAATGACAAAGGACATTGTGAAAAAAGAATGAAACAGATACAGAAACAACACTTGACTAAAAAATATGACCGTTTTAAAGATGTAGTAATTGTTGATGATGATATAGATAAATATATTCGGGTTCTTAAAAATAATACCAATAATTCCGAATATGTTCGTATCGTCATTAATAATAAAAGAATCACAACTTTTGTAGGAAAACATGAAACAATAGAAGAAATTAAAATAAGAGCGAAAAAATTTATATTAGAAGTGAAAGAATTGCAACGTAGCCAAATTGCGGGAAACTTTTTAGAGCCCCATACTACCACCCCATAATGGAAACATAATGGGGGAACACGGTTAATTGCCGTACCCAATGGTAAAAAAGTATGGGGATTAGACAATCCGCAGCCAAGCTCCTAAGTCCGTTATGATAGGATATGGAGAAGGTTCAGAGACTAGACGGTTACGGGTCTTAAATGAAGGTTTAATCAACCAGATAAGGCACAAGGTATAGTCCGTCCCCTTTGGAGACATTGGGGGTTTATTTTGGCACGATGATAGGTGTCAAAATAATAATGGAGATGAATTTACATATGCCCCAAGATGTTGAATCTGAATCAGAACTTCTAAATCTTGCAGCAGTACCATATCAAATAATTAGCCCAGCAAATAATGCTTCAATTGTAGGAATTTTCCAAGATTCTTTGTTGGGTGCGTATCGTATATCACGTGATAATATTAATTTCAATAAGCGTGATGCAATGAATCTATTAATGAATTGCAATGACATAAATGTGGATTTATTTGCGGAGGAAAAAGATAGAATAAATAGTTTTGAAATATTAACACAAATTACACCCCCACTATCAGTGCATCATAAAAACAAACAATTTAAGGATAGTGAGGATAAAGAAAAATCCAATAATATATTGGATATAAAAAATGGAAATTATAGCAGAGGTCAATTAGATAAATCATTGTTGGGTTCAAGAAGCAAAGGTCTTCTTCAACGAATTTGCAATGATTTTGGAAATCTACAATCAGCAAAGTATGTAGATGATTTACAGAATATAGTAACCGATTACATGAAAGTAAGTAGCTTTAGTGTAGGTATAAGTGATTTAATTTCAAACAAAGAAACAAAAGATAAAATTGTAGATATTATAACAAACAAGAAAAATGACGTAAAAGATTTAATTGATAAATTGCAACTGGGAACATTTACAAATGATACAGGAAAACCAACAATTGACGAATTTGAACAACAAGTAAATAACTTATTGAATGAAGCAACAGGTCAAGCAGGAAAAGTGGGTTTGACAAATTTAGATAAAAATAATCGTTTTGTAACAATGGTAAATGCTGGTTCAAAAGGTTCAGAATTGAACATTTCATTTATGATTTCTTGTCTTGGCCAACAAAATATCAACGGAAAACGTATTCCTTATGGTTTTGAAGATAGAACATTACCCCATTATTCAAAATATGATGATAGTACAAGTGCACGTGGTTTTGTTGAAAGTTCTTATATAGCAGGATTAACACCTCAAGAACTATTCTTTCATGCTATGGGTGGTCGTGTTGGTCTTATAGATACAGCAGTAAAAACATCCCAAACAGGTTATATTCAAAGACGACTAATTAAAGGTATGGAGGATTTGAAGGTAGAATATGATTTAACTGTAAGAAATAACAAGGGAAAAATTATTCAATATAAATATGGTGATAATGGTATGGATACTGTTAAATTTGAACAACAACATTTACCATTATGTGATATGGGAATTGATGATATTTATGAACACTTTTACGTTTCAAGTGATAAAGCAAATAAAGGAATAAAACCATTTACAAAAAGTGTTCAATCAAAATTAAATAAAGAAAAAAAAGATTGCGATGTGTATATTAAAAATTATATAGATTTTACAATGGAAAAACGTGAAATGTTGATAAAATATGTTTGGAAAAAGGAAGGTGAAACAATAATTCACGCACCTGTAGCATTTAGTTATATTATTGATAACATTAAAAATCAATGTAATTTATCTGCGAATTCGCTAGTAGATATTACTCCCTTAGAATGTTGCAAAATGCTTGATAAAACAATGAAAACATTGGAAGGAATAAGATCTTGTCCTCCAAATGATTTGTTTAAAACTCTATTTACATACTATTTGTCCCCAAGAGTTCTACTATTTATAAAAAGATTTAATAAAACTTCATTATCTTTGCTTTTGGAAATAATCATTAACACATATAAAAAATCAATTGTATCACCTGGTGAAATGGTAGGTATGATTGCTGCTCAGTCAATTGGTGAACCAACCACGCAGATGACACTTAATACATTTCATTTTGCTGGTGTTGCTTCAAAGTCTAATGTAACCCGTGGTGTTCCAAGAATTGAAGAAATTTTAAGTCTTACCGAAAATATTAAAAATCCATCTTTGACTATTGCTTTGCGTAAAGAAGATGAGGTTGATAGACAAAAAGCATCACAAATTATGTATGCTATTGAAAAAACAACTCTTAAGGATTTAACTAAAAATGTGAAAATTTGTTTTGACCCAAAAGAAGAAGATAGTATTATTGAAAAAGATAAAGATATAATAAATAAATATAAATTGTTTGAGCAAATAATTGATTCTTGCGAAGGAATTGAAAATATCAATAATAATGAATGTAATGATTCAAAATGGGTAATTAGAATTGAATTAGACCCTGAAGTAATGCTTGAAAAAAATATTACAATGGATGATGTCTATTACACAATAAATTCAGTATATTCAAATGAAGTAAGTTGTGTTTTCAGTGATTATAATCACGATAATCTAGTATTTAGAATAAGAATGAAAAAGCAAGATAAGAAAAAACCAGAAACATTAGATCAATCGGATGAAATATATGTTCTTAAAAATTTCCAAGATTCTTTAATGAATAATATTGTATTACGTGGTATTAAAAATATAAGAAAAGTTATTCTTAGAAAAGTTCCCAACGCAAATAAAGATGATACTTGGATTTTAGATACTGATGGTTCTAATTTATTAGACATTCTTGCTCTTGATTACATAAATTATAAAGATACATTCACTAACAATATCAGTGAAATGTATAATGTGTTAGGAATTGAAGCAGCAAGGCAAAGTATTTACAATGAATTAGCTGACGTTATTGAATTTGATGGAACATATATTAATGCCCACCATATGAATTTGTTGGGTGATAGAATGACTTGTAATACAAAACTTGTATCAATATTTAGACATGGTATTAATAATGATGATATTGGACCTATTGCGAAAGCTTCATTTGAAGAAACACCAGAAATGTTCTTACGAGCGGCAAGACATGGTGAGTTAGATTTAATGACAGGTATCTCAGCAAATGTTTTATGTGGTCAAGAAGCAAATTATGGTACTAATATGTTTAGAGTAATGGTTGATAGTGATAAATTAACATATGAAGTAAATCTTTCAAATGAAATGGATAAATTTAACTATGAGGAAGAACTTTATAAAGATGATGATGATGATAATATATGCTCAATTGATAAAATAAATATTCAAAATAATTCAATTCATATTAAACAAACAGATTTAGGACAAGATGATGATGATTATAATATTGATATTTAATTAAATATAGAAAATTCTAATATATTATTTAATAATTTTTTATTAATAAATAATAATAATTTTTTATTAATAAATAATAATAATTTCCATTAATAATGTTAAATATATATATTAAATTATATTAAAGTTATTTAATATATTACATTAACTATATAATTAATATTATGTTAAGAAGTGTTAATAATAAAAGAAAAAGCAAAAGTTTAAGAAATATAAGAAATAATAAAATAAAGAAATCGTATAATTTTTGTTTAGATTTAAAAGATTGCAACTTTTTATGTGATGAATATATTTTTTCGCAAAGAATTAAACATTTATTTACTTTGTCCTGTTATTATATTTTAAAAAATAAATATAATATTGATATTATTAATTATAAGCGTATAGAAAGCATTGACTCAAATTGTGAATTTGATAAATATACCAGTGATATATTGTCATTTTTTGGACTTTTAATTAATGATATTAATCATTATTTAAATAAAGATACAAATAAAAAAAATGAAAATATTTCTAAAATTAAATTTAGAAAATTAAATAGCTTAAATTGCAACAAACTTTTTTTTATTCACAATACAGATGAATTGAAAAAAATAATTAATAACATATTTAGTGAATGTCAAAATTTATATTTTAAATTAATGAGTTTAAAAATAAAAATTCATTATAAAATATCAAAAATATATGATTATGATGAAGATTTACGTTCTAATAAATTAGATACTATTAAAAAAGAACAATTATTTGAAATAATTGAAAATAAAACAATATATACATTTAGAACATCTGATCTTGTAAATATTATTGAAAATTCATTATCTTCTTGTGAATATGATTTAATACATAAACCTAATTTTCCCAAAAATCCTTTTACAAATTTAAATTTATCACTATCTAATTTATATAATTTATATTTTAAAGTTAAATATTCATATTTAAAAATGCCAATTCTTTTTCATAATTTTTTTTTATGTCATTTTAATTTAAGAGTATTTGAAGTATCTTATGATGTTTTGATACGTGATGAGGCAATTGCCCATTTTTTAAAAAATTTGAATGAACAACAATATCATTCAAATATTATGAATATGTTAAAATTTGTAAAGAGAACAATAAAAACTGATAACAAACAAATAATTAATATTTTTTCAAATATTGATAAGGATTTTCCTGTTGATATTTTAGTAGAATCGTTAAAACGTTATTATCATTTATTTGTAAATTATCGTAATACTTTAAATAATTATAAATCTGAAATTTTTAAAGATTTATTTATAAAGCATATTCGCGCTTTTTATGAATATAATAAAATTTTTGGAAGAAAAATACTAATGTATAGGGAAAAAGGTTGTAGATTTATTACAGATTATTTAAAATTTAATGACGTTAAACAATTTTTAAAAGATAGAGAAGAAAGTGATTACTATGAACCAGATACAATAGAACAAACTAATATTACTAATAATACCACATCACTAATTAGTAGGCCACTAGCAACATCTGAATTTGAACAATTCAATGTTGGTAATAATGAATATCAACTTGTTACTATAGCATTTCCAGATATGCCATTCAATAGATATGTAAGAAATATGACAACTGATACTGGACGTGTTAACTTTGAAAACCATTTTACTAATTTAACTTATACAGACGAATTTCAAAGTTTGCCACATCAAGAAGCACGCAATAGAATCAATGATATTATTGATAGATATAATGCAAGTCATAACGAAAATTATACTGAACGTAGTGATAGCGATGATGTTAGTGATAGCGATGATGTTAGTGATGATGATATTAATATAATATTAAATAATGATGATAATGAAACTATTATTAACGAAGAAGTAGAAGATGAGTTTATGGTTGAAGACGAATATGATAGAGATTTATATTATGATAGTGATGGATTTACTGGTTAAATAAAATTATAATAAAATAATTATACAATTATTATAATTTATAAATCTTCAAAAAAAGTTTTTTTATCAAATCCACCACCGCGTTGTGTTTTTTCTATAGGCATCCGCGGTAAAGTATATACCTTTTTTTCTTCTTTTTCTAATTTTTGCATACGTAATTTCCATTCCTTTTCAACATGAAGATGTTTTACATTTACATTAAAAATATTATCAAATTCTTTTAAAGAACTTCCTACCACCTCACATCTATTTACATTATTTTGTCTAATTCCATCAATATTATTTGGAATATTTATTAAAATATTTTGAAAATTAGGTATAAAATATCTACCTGTTACTTTAATAACGTGTGAATAATTTTTAATAGTGTTAGATTTATTGTAAGCCCAATTAATTTCATGCATTTCGTGGAGACCTTTTGAAGATGTATTTTTTAACATATTTTGAATACATAAATCATAATCTGTATAATTATAACTTATTACTTCAATATTAGGTGCGTAATATGGTGATTTTTTATCTTTCAACTCTTTAAATTTATAACCTGAATTTTCAACAATAATAACTGGTAATTCACTATTTTTCCAATTATTAATTGTTTTTAAATATTGTTGCAATCTTTCCGAATTATTAGTTTGATTTGTCATTACAACTTGGGGTTGAATGTTTACACAACAAGTTAATAAAATAACAGGGTTTATTTTTTCAACATCATCATTATTTTTGAAATTTTCATTATTGTTTATAGTGTTTATATATGAAAATATTATTGTAATTATAAACATAAAAAAAATAAAAAGATATATATTTTTTTTTAAAAGATTTTGCATAACTATATTATTGTATATATAATAAATTTATATAATATTTATTATACTTTTAAACATTTTCTTCCTGATTATTATTATTTTTTCGTTTTCTAGTGCCTTGTTGGTTTATTTTTTTTAATTTTTTTGTTTCTTTAATTCTTTTCTTTTCCTCTTTCACTTCTTTCTTTCTCAGTTTTTTGTCTTCTTTATCTTGCTCGATTCTCAGTTTTTTGTCTTCTTTTTCACGTTTTTTGTCTTGTTTGTCTTCTTCGTTTCTCAGTTTTTTGTCTTCTTTTTCACGTTTTTTGTCTTCTTTTTCTACTTTTTTTTTATCAGCACAAGATTTATAACCTTCTTCAATACATATTTTTTCTGCTTCTTTTTTTAAAATTTTTTTTTTCAATTTAACTTTTTCTTCCTCTGCATTTATTTCTATTGGTATACATTTTTCTAATTGTTTATTATACCGAGTACCCCTAGGACATTTTTGCTGTTTTTTTTCCTCCTGATTTTCTAATTTAATTTCATCTTTAATAGTAAAATCTAATCTTAATTTATCAAAATTATAACCATCATTATAATCTAATATATATAAATTTTCTGGTTGTGATGTTTCTGAAGTTTTATTTTTTTTTATATATTTGTTGTTGTCAATTTTATCTAAATTATATAAACTTTTTACATTTTCTTTTGATAATTTTTCAATTAATGTTCCTTGATCATATAAAATTTGATTTTTTTTTTCATTATATTCACTAGAAAACATTAAATATTTATTATCTATTGTAATAAATTTTCTTATTTGATTGTGTCTTATTAATTCATCAATTAAACGTTTTAAATATTTCACATCTAAATTATTTTCACTATTTTTATCTTGAACTTTTTTTATTAAAATTTTATATATTAATTCATATTTTTCTTGAAAATTTTTATTACTTTCTAAAATTTGTATAATATATAACTTATCGCTTCTCATATTTATATTATTTAATAATTTTTTTAAACTATATATTTGTGTTTGATAAGATTTATTATTTTCAAGTATACTTTTTAACTTTAAAATTCGCCCCTTTTTTTTCTTTTTAGTGCTTGTATAACTTTTTAAATTCTTATCTATTTCCATAAAATTTTTATCATTACCATCTTGTGCTATTATACTATAATCTTTTGTTACCTTTGTTAAATCATCATTAATTAATTCACTACTATTAATTTTTGGTTCTATTGGAATAAAAAAATTATTATGTGTTTCAATACCAATAACTTTATTATTACTTTCAACACGATTTTTATATAAAACATTATATTCATTTTCCGTTTTTCTATATAAAAATTCTAAATCTTGCTTTGTTGAATTATAATCTTTAAACTTAATATCTTTACTATTCATAGTAATAATATCAATATCATTAATTATACCACTTTGCTCACAAGGTGCAAACAAATATTTTTTTTCTTTAAAATCATTATCTTTATCATTATTTATTTCTCTATTATAAAAAACTTTAAATCCAATAACTCTACCATTATAATAAATTATTTGTTTATCAACTTTAAATCCATATTTTTCCAATATTTTTTTTACTTTTAAAGCATTAAATTTTTGAATTAATATTTCTTGAGGTAATTCTTTTGTAAATACCCCACATAATTTTTCACTATTATATATTTTTTCTACTCTATTAATAAATTGATCAATATTTGTTTCTTTATTAAAACTAAAACTGGGAATTAATTCAATCTCTTTGTATTCTCTATTATTCTCAGTTTTTTTTATAGTTACACATTTTGATTTTTTTATTAATATTTCATAATTATTTTCGTATTTTATTAAAATAATGGAATCTTTTTTCTTATCAAATTTGTTACTTGAATAATAGTTTGTAGGACATACTAGTCTTGATGATGAATCTAATTCTAAATTATCTACTTCAATTATTATTACATTTAATCCATTTTTAAATAAATCTGTTTTCATTGATACTAAATCCCATAAATATGTATGGTCTATTAAAACATTATCATCATTTAAATATTTTTTAAAATTTAGATAAGAAGATATAATATTCAAAAAATAATTTTCTTTTAATTCATCATTTTCTTCAACTTTTTTATAAAAGTTACTTTCTTTTATATCTTTATCATAAAGTGTTCCTTTGTCTGTGTCATTATATTCATTATAAAATATTGTTGGTAAATTTCCATTGTGTAATTGTAAAAATATATCCAAATTTATAACTTTATCTATCAAATAATCTTTTTTAAATTCTTTATTACTTTTAATTTCTTCATTGTAAAAATATTGCATACGTTTCTTTTTATCTGTATATTCCTGCATATCAGTAAAGTATTTTATTGTTTTGATACAAGATATGAAACTTTGTGTAGGATGTATTTCAACACCTAAGCAAAATATATTATCTGTATTTCCTTTTATTAATAATTTTACATTTAAAGGTATATTTGATATTTTTGACTGCTCTATTGGAAAATTATTATATGCTAATGGTTCTATACATAAATTTTTTATTAATTCTGGTTCTTCCTTCTTACTTTTTTTCTTACTTTGTTTACTATTATTATCTTCATTATTAGGAGGATTATTTACAGATTTTTTTTCTAAATTATTAAATTTATTATTTAAACCAACAATTTTGCTTTCGGGACATTTTTCTTTTGCTTCGTCCTCTTTATATTTTTTTTTCCCATCTTTACTTTTTTTAAAACAGCAAGGAGCACAAAAATCCCTTGAAGCAGGAAACCAACCAAATTTGCTTTCTTGCTTTCCAGTCCTATGTTCAATAACTTCTCCATATTCACCATCACTTGTTTTACATTTATCACTTATAAGTTTACCATCTTGTTCTTTTACCTGTTCTTTTGTTAAAGTTATATTTCCTTCTAAACACCAATACTTAGGACATATGTAATAATTTTGATGTTCACTATCACTACCTGCTTGATATATATCTTCTTTTAATTCTTTATATGAATCAGGATTTTCTTCTTTTATATAATTTACTTCTTCTTCCGTTAATGCGATTGGTTGTCTATCTTCTGTTGTAGCACATTTTCGGCTCCAATTATTTTCAGGTTTAAACGCATAAATTTTATCATTATATTTTATAAAATTCGGATCTCTTTTATCTATTCTATCTTTAGCATAATTTCTTGGAAGATTTCCTCTGCGATAACGTGAACCTCCTTTTAAATTATAACTAGTTCTTCCTCCTCCACCAAAATTACTATTATTATTATTATTATTATCTTCTATTGGTAACCCAAAAGCATCTAATTTAACTTCTTCATCTTCATCTTCATCTTCATCTTCTTCTTCATCTTCATCTTCATCTTCGTCTGCATCTTCATCTTCATCATCTTCGTCTTCTTCATCTTCTAGAACAATACTTTCTGCCTTATTTTTTTCTTTCTCAATATTATTTGTCATATTATTTAAATTTCCTTTATTCTCTTCATCATCTTCGTGTTCATTATTTTCCTCTTTATCTATACTTAAACTATTATTAATTAATTCTATTTCTTCTATGTTTTCTAACTTTTTACCACTATATAAAAAATGTAATACTTGTTCTACATAATCAAATATATTATCCAATATATTTATTGTATTAATATTTGCTATTGTTATTTTTAAGTGTTTTGGAGGAGATTTTTCACGTCTTATTTCTATTATACATTTATTATTTCGTACATTAGTATCATAACCATTGTATTGATATTTAACATATTCTAATTCATTTCCTTCTTTATATTTCATTATTGGAAGTAATTTTTTTTTTATTTTATTTAATTTTTTAAATAATGAACGTATGTCTTGTAACTTAATTATTTTAGAAAAACTATTTTTACTATGCTCTATTTTTTTTTCATATAAGCTTTTAAAATAAGGTAAAAAATTATTTTCTTGATTATATTTTTTATTAATTTTTTCAATCATTACATTAAAAACATCATTCATAATTTTATTCATATCAGACTCTTCAAAAAATACTTTATTATAAATTTTGCTTTCAATTAAACCTTCGTTTTGAATGGAAATATAACATTTACCATCTTCATAAAACTCAATAAAAACAGGTACTATATTTTTTTTATGCGAATAATTAAATAAAAATATAACAGACCTTTTTTTTGTAAAAACACCTAATGTTTTAATTAGATCTGTTTTTTTCATACTAATTCCTGAATCATCAACAAATAATTTTATTAAACTATTTGAGCTAGAAAATCCATAAGAATATTTAATTAATGGTTGAGTTTTACTTGTATCAAAAATATTAAATAATACGTCAAGTGAAATAAACATCTTTTCTTGAGGTAGCAAATAAAAACCTAATTCATCAATCACATATTTTTTTTTACTAATAAAAGATTTTTGATTAAAAAGAATATCTTTTAATTCAATTGTGATATCATATTTTTTTTTATTTGGTAATGGTTTTTTCTCTTTTTTTATTTGATTTAATTCTTCTTTTGTTTTTACGTTTTCTTCAATTAATAAAGGATAATATAATTCAAGTAACTCCTTTTCTTTGCTTTTATCTTGTAAAACATCTTCTGCTAAACAAATAAATATTGTTACATTATCATTATTTCTATATATAAAATCACCTAATTGTTCATTAAATGAATGCTTAGATTTAATTTTTTCATCAATATATTGATTATTATAATTAAATGGGTTTACAAAAATATCTATTGTATCATCTACATTTATTGTTAATGGTATTTTTTCTATTTTATATTTCTTTTCTTTTTGAAAATCTTTTAATTTTGAATAAAACCAACTATGACCTTCTATTCCATTTAATTCATCATTTATTACTTTGTCTTGATAATTATTATGTATGTATCTTTTAATTTTATTAGTATTAAATACATCATAATTATGTGAATTTTCATTTATATTTTTTTCAAAATCTATTTCTTCTTCTAATTTTTTAACAAGATGATAATTGTAATCATCAATATTAATATCTTCAAAATTAGTAGCTTCATAAGTATATAAATAAAATTCACTTAATTTATTATCTATTTGTAAAATTTCTCTTATTTTATAACATAACATGTAAATAGTATCATCTAAATTTATTTGTATATTTGAAAATTCTATTATATCCTTTAATTCTACTTTATCAAAATCTATTTTTTTTAATTCATCTAATTCATAATAAGTAAAATATTTCTCATATAATTTAATATCATTTGTGAATGATAAATTTAATTCATCTATTTCACTATTATTTTTGTTATCTAATATAATTATTATTTTTTTTACCTTGTTATTTGATATTAAAAAAAAATTTCTTTTTTTCATACTTATATTGATGTATATTATATACAATGAAAATCATTTAATATAATATAATTAAATTAATAATTTATTTCTTTCCACTTAATATTATTTTTACATATCATAATATGGATTATCATCTATTTTCATACCACAATATTGCTGAGGTGATTTTTTAAAATCTTGTGGGTTGTAAATATTTGATTCTTTTGCATTTTCAAGTAAAAATTTAAAATTATCCCAAAATTCTTTCTTATGTCCTACGCTCTTAGTCATAATATGCGCTAATTCGTGTATCGCAACAAATGTTAACGTATCCATATCTATTAATTTTGTTTTCTCTTTTTCTTTTAATAAACATAGTGCAATTTTATCTCCTTTATTCTCACTATATGCTGTTAATGTACTTGTTGGTAATGTTTCTTGTATGATTGTATCAGAAAATCCTTCTACTAAACGTTTAACTTCTTTTTTATTAGGGTATTTTTCTTCCATAAATTTTACTAATTTTTTACATCTTTCTTCCACTTTTGCTAAAAGATCTGATGCTTCATCAATTTTTTCACGTTCCCTCAAACAATACTTTTTTCCATTTATATCAGATATTACACATTTTAATTGAAAATATGATGATTCAGTGTAAAATTTATAGGATATAAATAATACAAAAATAATTATAATATATGTAAATATAGTTTCTTTTTTCATATATTATTTCTAAATATTAATTTTTATAATTATAAATTGTTTATGCACATGGTGCACCTAATTCAAGTGTTGTGCGACCAGCATCAGGACCAATGGTTGGTTGATTAAAAGGACCAGTGCTTGAACCAGAAGGAATAGGGGGGTCACTGCGTAATTGTAAATTAGCGTTGCGAAGAACTTGGGAAGTCATACCTAAATGATGACCAGCTTCTAATCCTGTTACTTGTGAAATATCACCTTGACCAGAAGGATTAAGACGAGCCCATTCACTATTTTGGTCAGTTGGCAATAAATCAGAAGGATTATTTACTGATTTTTTATCAGTAGCAGGTAATCCAGCACTTGTTGTTTGAATGCCTTGAACTCTGGCATAATCAGCATTTGTTCCAATAGGACCAGCAGGAGAAACACCTGCGCTTCCTACACTTCCTGTACTTCCTGCACTTGATGCAGTTGCTACTTCTTTAGCAACTTGAGAACCTTCTTGAGAACCCTGAACAGCACGATTTGATGTCATTGTATCAGACATACTCATTTTAGTAAAAGAATAACGTCCAATACCAACTACACCTACTAACAATGCTAATATTACAACCCAGTTATCTAAAATTATTTTTTTTAGTTGTTTCAAAACTGATACCATTTATATACATAAAATGATAAAATATTTTTTTCAAAATATGAATTAATATTTAATTAATCCTTAATATTCACTTATTTCACTTCCGGAATTACTTATATTATCATAATCATCGTCATCATCACTACTTTCACTTTCTAAATCATCTAACATATAAATATTTCGAAGTTTTTTAGCATTTGCTAATAATTTTATACTTTCTAATTTAGCTTTTTTTGCTTTTTTTTTAGCATCTTTATACTCTTCATATCTATTTCTTAAATCTTTGTCATGTAAATTAATATCAACATATTCTAAATCTTCTAAAGATGGGTTAATTTCTTCTAAACTAAATTCATTTTCTAAATTCATTTCATTTAATTCTATATTTTCACTTAATAAATTATTATCTGTTATTTCAATATTTATTTCCTCAATATTTGCATTTTCTAGTATTCCTTTAGTTTCTTCATTTGTTTCTTCATTGGTTACTTCATTTATTATTTCATTTGTTACTTCATTTGTTAGTTCATTTGTTTCTTCATTTGTTTCTTCATTTGTTACTTCATTTGTTACTTCATTTGTTACTTCATTTGTTACTTCATTTGTTA